GAAAATGTAGAACTGTTGAAAGAAGACTAGTATCAATGAACTATTATTATTTTAACTCTGAATCATTAACAAATAATAATATACATATAATGTATTAGAAATTAAAGAGATAGTTATTTAAATTAATTTATAATTACCTGTGATATCTCCTTTGAGATTTTTGTAAATTTTCATATTTATATATAATATTAAAAATAACTGTATAAAACTGAATATGATAATACTATAACTATTTAATAACAATCCCCATATAACCCATAAGAAATATATTACAGACAATAATGTAAATGAAAAAAAATCCAAATCATCAGTTTGATTTGTAATAAATATTTTATAAGCTTGTGGTATGAATGCCATAGTCGATAATATCCCCGCTATTGTAGCAATTATTTCAGCATAAACATTATTTTCCATTTTACTAATATAAAATATATTAATTATCCTTTGAAAGAATCGTCGTAATCAAATTGAGTTTTCTTATTATAAGGACATCCGAGTGGGATAGAACAATTATAAGGAATAGTAGATTTTACATTAATTTTTTCTTTGCAAATTTCACAAACCCGATTGTCGGGCAAAGGAGGTTTTCTAGATAGTTTTAATTTATTATGTGATTTATCTCGAAGAGACATAGTAAATACATAACAATCACTATACATAACATAATTTAGAATGATGGCAGTTAATTTAATAGCGAAGGTATTCATTGTAAATTATTAATAAAAATAATATAATTTTAATCAATTTTTTAAATTTGCTTCCATGTATGCCCGCATGTTTCGCAAACATACAGATATTTCATATTTTTAGCATCATATTTAATATAAATAACTTGATTATTATCTGGAGTAGCTGTACAATCTGTATTTGGGCAAGTAATATGAGGGTCTCTAATTCTTCTTAATGTAGGGTCAAAACGCAAATATTTATTTACGTTTTGATTATATAACAAATCATCTTCACTATATATAGTTTGCGAAATTCTAATAGCAGTATTAATTGTTTCCACCTTTTCATATAGACAATGTTTGCAATATTTAACTAATTGCTTAGTTGCATTTGTTTTGACATATAGCATATTATCGCATACTTCACAGAACTCCATTTTATATTAGTTATAAGAAAATTATAAATGTTATATAATCATTTTTTATAAAAAATTGATTTTCCATATTATTTTTAAGAATAAATGTTAAATATTAAGGAGTTTTTTGAAGATGTATTAAACTTCAAATCATGTTGTAATCAAGAAAATGAAAAAAATACTATAATTATTAAAGCAAAAAAATATTGTGCATATTCAAGTAACACCGAAAAATTTATAGATGATAATGATATAAATAATGAATTAAAAGATTTAATGAATTTAAAACAAAATGCTAAGTCAAACAATAGAAAAGCGATTTAATCATCTTCGTCTTCTTCTTCTGCGCGATATCCAATACCTCGCCATCCTTTAACATCATAGGGAGTTGCTAAGATTTTCTCAAAATATGCTTTAAGTTGATTTCTATCAGGGCATTTTTTACCTTTTGTAACATTTGAAACAGTCCAAATTCTGAAATCATTGTAAAGCTTAGCAATTGTAAGACGCGGTTCTCTAATTTCAGGATCAATAATGATTCTCTCTGTAATAAATTGTCCAATAATATCATTATTTTGTTTGTAACTCTCTGTTGCAACTCTAACCTCACTAGGTTCTGCAATAGAAGATGGATTAATAGTTTTATGTCTTTCAATAAGCATACTGATAAATACTTCTTTCCAACGATCAAACTTATCAGTTAGTTCTAAATCCATATGGAATTCATTTTTATTAAGATTAGGATTTTCACAGAAACGACTCGAAAAGTTACATACCTTAATACGACGCCAGGTACCACCATCATCACTTGGTACTTCTGGAAGTTCATTGCAAGTTAATATCATTTTAAATTGTGGCTTAAATTCATAAGGCTCTTTATATAAAGCTCTCACGAGGATTCTATCCTGGCCAGAAAGTTCTTTCATAAGACCAATATTTAATCTTTCATTTTCACTGGGTTCTTGCATAACAGCAAATCGTTTACCCTTCGTTCTTTCTAATTCACTTTGAGCTGCATTACTTGCTGCGCGTTTTTGAGTCAAAAGAGCAATTGGTAAAATACAATAATATTCACCAATTGATTTTTGAATAAGATCTAATAATCGCGATTTACCATTACTACCCTGACCAGTAAAGATATAAAATCTTTCTTGCGCAATACTACCATCAATAATACAAGCTAATACATCCATAACATAATTTCTTAAATTTTTATTAGTAAATATTTTAGCAAAGAATTCATTTATCTCACTAATTTCTGGACAATCGGGATTATAATTTGTATAATTTATTTTTGTTGATAAATAAATATAATCATCTGGCATACCATCTCTAAACATATGCATTTTGAGATCATATACACCATTATCAAATCCGATTAAATGAGATCTGCTATCAAGTAATTCCTCAAATGATTCGTCAATAAATAGAGTCCTACATTCCTTCATAATTGAATCTTTAAAACTGGAATTTTTTAATTGTGTTGCAATCTTCAAGCATTTTTTGCTTTTCTCTTCATTAATAGCGCGTTGAATAGGGTCATCGCTATATTCATTATAATAATTACTTCTTTCCATAAATCTTCTACAAATATCAATGCTCAATAATTTACGCAATTCTAAACCTTCTCTACCTTTTGCCCATCTATGATGCTGTTTATCATATTTATACCAAACATCTTTTGTAATTGCTTTAAATTCATCTTTATATATTGCATGTACAACACAAGCAATATCGAAATGTGCACCATCACTACCAAGCGCATCATCAATATATTTAATGATAGCTGTATTGACTACATTATTATATTTAATAGAATTATCTTGCTTAGCCCACCATCTTAGCGTTCCCAACCCCATATTGTCTTTACGCATCTTATCCCATAATTGCTGACATTCACCTTCGATATATGCACTACTAATTTTAGAAAACTCAATCCATATTTCAAGCAATCTGTAATCAATATTGCGTAGAACCCAACCCAAATTAATCCAATCAGTATAATTATCTGCTCTACTGGGAGCTAAACATTCGGTTACTAATCTCTTAACAAATACTAGTTCATCGTCAGAAACATAAGCTCTATTAACATTAAGAGATTTACCAAATATATTATTTTGTACCTTGCTTTTAAGTTTTTGGTCAATTGCGGGCAATATATGTTTGCTATACTGACTAATTTCTGTTTTAAATTCTTCCTTAACAATATCTGGATAATTACCTCGTTTAATCATAGAAAATAATTGAATATATTTAATTTCATCATTTGCATTTGATTCAAAATCAATGCGATTAGTAGACCCGTTATTATAATTGTATATACATGAAACGCGATATACATCACAATCAGGTTTGCGACTACCATACATTTGCCAACAATTGGCGTCAATTATAGCCTTATCTACAATAGAATCAAAATCATTACATATGGGTAATTCCTTGAAAATCTCAGGAGACATATCAAGTATCTTTCTTCTAATAAAATGTTGTGTGTTATTTTCAACAATAATATGTGGAAATACAATATGAATTCCGTCTTTAAGCTTATTTCTAAATTCTACTGGATTAGGCTTTTCCATAACATAAGCAATGGCATCTTTTTCTTTTACGTCTAAAAAACTACTGATTATTTTAAAGTATGCATCAACTATTCTAAATATGTTATCAGAAGTATATACTCTATCATATACTTTCTTATCATTTAAAGAAGAATTGGAATTATGGGAACTATAAATACCCGATTTATCATCGGGTATAGTAAAGCGGAAATCAAGGTCAACTCGCAATGGACTTGGTATTGTAGGTTTCTCTGTAAAATGTAATGCTACGCCACTGGTAAGGGCTAAACTGTATAAATTAATAAATTTTTCATAGGATTCTTCGGGAATATAAAGACTTACTTTTGGAGATCCTATGCTTGTATTGGTGTAGGGTTTTCCCTTTTCAACCTTGTGTTTATTAATGAAATGACGTAAATCTTCATTTATACCCATTGTTTTAAAATTTAATTTGCTTTATATATATATCAATTTTTATTTTTATACATATTTGATTACAGTTTATTTTTTATTTATCTTTATATATGGTAGGTGTATTTGTAAAAAAATATAAATTATGTCAACAAAAATAGAAAAATATAATAGCCCTAAAAACGCAAAAACTCCTACATTATTTAAAAAAACTACATTATTAAAGTTAATAGATGCATGGAATTGTTGTCGTGAAAATAAGATAGACTATAAAAAAACATATAGTGCAAAAAAATTGTCAGAATTACTCAATGAACGCATAAAATCAATATGCGACGATAAGCAGTACTGGTGCTGGCCTGGTGTCATTGGACGTCTAACAAAAGATCCTAAAATGCGTCAAAACATTAAACTAATTGAAAAAACTGAGTTACGCCCCGAAATGCCTTCACAATGGTATAAAAATCCAATAGAATGGTTATCAAATTATGATATAGATGATGTAATGATACAATATAATAATGAAAAGAGATATTGTTATGCATTTTTGGGTGTTTTTCCGATAGATTTTTCAGAAGAAGATAAATTCGGCAGATGCTTATATAGCCAAATATGTTCATTAGATTTAAAAAAATATAATAGTAAAGGTATTAAATATTTAGGATTGATAACAAATTTAGATAAACACGATGAAAGTGGTTCTCATTGGACATCTACATTTATTATAATAGACCCTAAAAATAAATCATATGGTGCTCATTATTATGATAGTAATGCAATATCAATGCCCCATTATATTAAAAAGTTTATATTAAATATTAAAAAACAATTAGCACAAAAATATCCAAAAATCACATTTGCAATAACAACAAATAATAAAAAACATCAAATGAAGAATACTGAATGTGGTATGTTTTCAATGGCTTATCAAATTAGATGGATAAATGCATTGCTCAAATATAAACAATTAAAGCTAAAATCACCATATGAGGACCCCAATTTTAGGCATTGTATTGTAAATGATAAAAATATAAATGATAAAAAAATGGAAGAAAATAGAAAGTATCTATATCGCCCAAATCTTCAAAAACATCTCAGAGATAGAAATATTAATTTATAATGTGTTATTTTTATAATCTATTTTCTATTATTAAATATTAAGTTATAATGAGTGTAATAGATGATTTTAAATCTGATAAAAATATCAATCTGATTTTTAATGCCGCAAGTAAAATGATTAAAGATAAATATAGTAATGTTGATACACATAATAATGACCTAATTAATATTATAAAAAGTATAATACTATCCATATGTTCTGATGCTATTCTTATTAAAAAAATTGTCAAACTTATGGAATTAAATAAAATAGCATTATCCAAAATAAAAGAACATTATGACGGTATAATAAATATGCAAAATGAACCTGAAATAATAAAAACAGAAGAAAAAGACGAGAGTATTAAGTATGATAGCGAGCAGTTATTATTGAAAGTTTTAGAATTAGAAGAGAAACGTAGTGTTGCAAATTCGCTTGCAAATTTACAAAAACAACAATCGGAAGTTAAAGAACCCAAACAAGAATCATTTGTGCAACAATCTAATCTTATAAATTTTAACGTAAAGATACTAGAAAAATTGGAAGTTTTATCGAGAGAAAAAACTAAGATTAGCTATAAAAATATTGTAATTAATAGTTATAATCGTGATTGGTGCAATAATCCCAATAGGAATAAACTATCATTTACTATAAATATAGATTTACTTAAAAACAATATAAAAATAGACAGATTATTATTACCCAAATTAATTAAATATAAAACATCATTTGTAACAATGACCATAAATAATAATAAACACGCACAAAAAATTATATTTGTATTAAAAACAAGTTCAAATGAAAACGCATGGGATATTTGGGAAAATGTAAATAGCGATAATATATTATTAATAACAAATAAAAATTGGCATATTAGTTTCACAGACTTTTTAAATAATGATCTAGATATGGGGCAAGATAATATAGATATTATTGAAGTTAATGACAATCTCAACAATATCTACGATTTAACTATTGATAATGGCGATAAAATGAAATATGATGGTTTCGGCGTTTCGTTGATAAATAAATATGATAATATATTGATTAAAACTAATTTAGGTGATAATATTCAAGGGAAAGTTCTACATATAAATGATAATATATTAAGTGTATATATTGAAAATATAGAAAAAAAAATATTAATGAATTCGTCTTTATTAAAT